CCGAGGCACCACGGCCGAACGGACGCAGCTCCTCCGGCAGCGAGCCAGCACCGCCGCCAAACGAGACGCCGTCCAGCGTGCTCCCGCCCAGGTCAATCGAGCCGACGTCGACCACGGAGATCTTCTTGGCCGACGACAGCGAGATCGCGCCGCCAGCGCCGGCCGCGCCGGAGGCCTGCTGGCCGTTCCATTGGCCGATCAAGGCCTCGGTGAAGGCGTCGACGATATCGGCCGGCATCGGTTCGAAGCCGCCGTCATAGACCACCTCGATGCTGGCGAACCAGTACTCGCCCAGGATCGGCTCGGTGGGGCGGATCACGCCGTCGAACTTGGACACCGGCACGCTGGCCAGGTCGGCCGGATCCACGTCGGTGAGCGACACCAGGGCGCGCAGCGGAGGGTTCTGCACCACGATCGGCCAGCGGCCGTCGGCGCGCGTCTCTTTCCAGCGTTGCGGCAGGAATGTGCGCATGCAGTACCGCTCGGCGATCGCCAGGAGCGCCGCCTCCTTCATGGACATCCAGGCGAGCTGGCCCTCGGTCGGGTTGTCGATGCCCAGGAGCGCGAACACCACCGCGGGATCAACGATGAGCGTGGCGGCCATGTTTGTCGCTCCCAGGCTGCTGCATCTTGTTCTGCGGCTCTTCCTCCATCCGGATCCGGCGTGGCCGGCCGCCCTTGTTGCGCGGCTTCTCGGGTTCGGCCTGGGGCACCGGCGTCGGCTCCGGATCGGTCTGGGCACCAGGCGCGGCCTTGGCGAGCGCGCGCGCAATGAGCGCCTGGGCGCGGAACCCGTAGACGACCAGGACGTCGCCGGGTTTCACCTTGCGGCCGCCGAACGGAAAGGACTTCGTCGCGATGAGATTCATAAGCAAAACGGCCGGGTTTCCCCGGCCGTCCTCATGGTCTAGTTTTGGAATCGCGCGATCACGGCCCCACGACTGGCAGAGCGCCCTTCACGAACGCGGCCGGCGCATAGACGCACAGCGCCAGGCGCTCCTCGGCGCGGATCGTGACCAAGTTTTTGCGGAAGTTGTCGCTGTCCTCGGTCGACACCTCGACGGTCGGCGCCTGGCGGTCGAAGATCTGCGCGCCGATACGGAACGCGCCCACCAGGTAGTTGCCCTGGTCCATCGACACCGTGTCGACCACCGGCAGGCCCCACAGGAGCTGCGGCGACAGCGACTGCGGATTGGCGAACAGGTACGAGTTGTCGGTCAGCTTGATCAGTTCGATCGCGCACCAGTCAGCCGGATGCAGCACGATGCCGGTGGCACGGTAGTTCGCCAGGCGCACCTGCAGAATCGCCTCCCGAATCATGTCCACCGGCGCGACAGCGGTGCTGGCCGACGCCGTTGCCTGCGGCATGATGCCGAGCAGGTTCTGGCCGAGGCCGTCGCCGTTCAGCAGCTGCTCCTCCTCGACCAGCGCCAGGCCATAACGCAGGCGCGCGTCGATGTAGGACGACAGCTGCGGCGCGTCGTCGAGCACCTGCACGGTCGCCAGCATCCAGTGCGCCAGCGTGCGGACGTTGCTGGTCTTTTCCTCCAGCGTGACGTCCGATTGCGGCTTGGGTTGCGCCTCGGCGACCGGCTGCGCGAAGTTCTGAAAGAGTTTCTCCTGCACGTAGTCTATCGCGTTGCTGGTGGTGCGGCCAGGAGCCACCAGGTCACGAATCGTGAGCTGAATGTTCGGCGGCACCAGGATGCCAGGCAGGCGCATCGGCTCGATCGCCGCACCAGCGGAGGCCGGATCGCTCGAGATGGTGGTAACGGCCTTCATCTCGATCTTGGCCGTGCGGCCGCCCTTGGTCTCGGCGAGCTTCTTCCACGAATCGTGGTCGATGACCTGTTCGCCCCAGGACTTACGGTTGCCAGCGGCGCCGGCATAGGACGTGCGCGTCGCGAGCTTCTGCTCGACTTCGATCAGGCGAGCCTGCAGCTTCAGACCGTCGGCCGAGAGCTGCTCGAGCTTGACCTTGATCTCTTCGGACACGGACTTGCCCTGGCCGATTTCCTCCAAGGCCTTGCCGCACATCTCCTTGATTTCCTCGTCGCGCTTTTTGATGGCGTCCATCAGCTCGGCGAACTTGGCGACGTTGTCCTGCTTGTCGACCACCTCCTTGATGCGGCGGTCGCGGTCGGCGCGCGCGAGTTCGCGCTCAATGATTGCGTGCATGGTGTTCTCCTTCGGGATTGGGTCTTGGTTACCTGACGAAGTGCGCGAGCAGATCGTCCAGGTGCTTGCCGAATGCAGGATCGCCGTCGGTCTCATCCCGAGACGCGATAGCACCGAAGCCACGCGCGGCAATCGCCTCGGCCTCGGCTCGCGAGAAATGCCCTTCATCCCGAAGGAACTTCTCGAATTCACGAACGGATAGCTGCATATGCGCGCGCAGCTTTCCTTTGATTTCGTCGATGCGTGCTTCGTCGTTCGCCGGGAACGTGACCGGCGACACTTCGATCAGCTCCAGCTCGGTCAGGAGCCAGGAGCGCGCGTCGCCGTCGAATTCCTCGTTGATCGTGTAGTAGCCGATCGACAGGCCTGTCACCGCGCCGGCCTCCATGAGCGCGTGCGCCTCGGTGGCGCGCTGGACCTTTCCGACCAGGAGCCGGCCCTCGACGAACAGACCGTTGCCGTCCTCGTAGAGCTTGTCGTAGACGCCGATCGGTTCGCCCGATCGGTGCTGCCACAACGCCGGCAGTTTGCGTTTCGAGGACTCGAGCTTCGCGAGCGTTCCGGCGAAGGCGCCAGGTACAACGATATCGCCATAGGAATCGCGCACGTTGAAAACGGAGGCATAGCCGGAGAACAGCCCTTGCTCGTTTACCGCCTTGATCTCGAAATCGAAATCGCGGCGCTTTAGGACGGTGTTGTTTCGCTTCATCGCGTCACTCCGATCGGAAAAGGCGGTGGTACATGCCGGAGAAGTCCTCGCCGGACTTCAATGGTTGGCCGGTGGCGGCCGGATCCGCGGCCGGCAATGCCGTCGGATCGTTGGCCGGCTGCGCATTCGGATCCAGGGGATCGGCCACGGCCGCGGCGGTCGGCGCCTTCTCCCCGAGCTTGTCCAGCGGCACCAGGGCGGACTGGACGGTGAGCACGGCAGCGTTGCCACCCATCGGCGGCAGGTTCTCGCGCTCGCGGCCTTCGTCGCGCGTCATCAGACCATTGGTGGTCATGGTCGACAGGTACTGCGCGCGCTGCACGGAGTTGCCGCGCAGCATGGCCTCGAAGTTGAACTCGGCGTAGACGACGTCCTCGTCTTCCGGCCCGATGAGCTGGCGCGAGATCGCCTGCTCGATGAGCCGCGCCAGCGGCTGCAGCGTGAACGTGACAAACCCGTTCTTCTGCTCTTCGATGCCAGATCCCCAGGACGTCGACTTCTCGGTGTGGCCGATCATGAAAGGCGGCACGTTGAACCAGCGGCACAGCTCCTCGACGGAGTAGGACCGGGACTGCAGCATCTGCGCGTCCTCGGGATTCATCGTCACCGCCTGGAATTTCAGGCCGCCCTCCAGGATCATCGTCTTGCCGGAGTTGATGGCACCGCTGAATTGCTCGGCGAGCTGGCTGCGCATGCGCTCGCGGTCCTCGGCCTTCAGGATCGTGTCGACGGAGAGCACGCCACCAGGCTTCATGCCGTTGACGAACACCCGACCAGCGGACTCCTCTAGCGCCAGGCTGATCCCCATCGAGTTACGTGCTTGCGCGAGGCAGGAGATGCCGACGAAGCCGTCCAACGAGAAGCCCTTCACATGGAACACTTCGTCCTGCGTCAGCTCCTGCAGGTTGCCGGCCTCGTCGCGGTACACAAACACAAGGCGGTAATCCTCCTCCACGCGCACCGTGACCCAATCCGGTCGCAGCGGCATGAGCGACACCACCGTGCCCTCGGAGTTGCGGCCGATCTTGGAAAACGAATTGCCCCAGAACAGCACCGACAGGACCACGGCCGTCCAATACTCGGCCGCGCTCATGTACGGATTCGGCTTCGTATGCAGGATGCGGTAGAGCGCATCGCGCGCGAGCTTCTTGCGCCCACCGTTCGATTGCCGCTTGTACAGGAACAGCGGCATGGTCCCGATCGACTGCGACACCAGGCGCGCGCAGGCCCACACGGTCGACAGCTGCAGCGCCGTGTCGACGTTGACGGTTTTCCCCGCCCAGGAGGAGCCGCCGAAGAAAAACATCAGGCGCCGCGCGTCCTGCAGACTGAACGTGCGCCCCCCGACGACAGCAAGCGTCTGCTTCACGGAATGGGCGAGCGCGCCCCCCGCGCGCATCAGGGCGCGCGTCATCTTGCGAACAGGGTTCATACGATCACCGGATTTGCGAGGAAGGCACCGTAGTCCTTGACGGACCCATCGTCGTGCAGGGCATAGCCAACGGCCATCGCGAGCGCGACGATGCCGTCGATGCGGCCGGTGCTCTTGCGTTTGTCAAAGATCCGGTTGTTCTTCGGATCCGCCACCAGGACTGCACTGCCTGAGTTCCACCGCAGGCAAGGGTTGAACATCACGCGCAGCTTTCCCTCCATCACCAGGCGCTCGAGGATCTCCACCGAATGCGGCATCCACAGGCCGGACTGCTGGCTCTTGTAGTAGCCCTGGCCATGCGGCGCGAGAAACATGTCGACACCCTCGGCCAGCATGTCTGCCTCCAGGTACTTGATGCGGTAAGGGTCATAGGCCACGCCCTGCAGGCGCGCATGCGCCTGGATCTCGGCCATGCGCATGACGACATAGCGGTAGTCGATCGCGCGCCCAGGCTTCGCGTTCAGGTACCCGCCCTTGACCCATTCGTCATAGGCCACGTTGTCCGTGCGCTGGCGCTCGACCATCGTGTCGGCCGGCGTCCAGAAATCGACGAACGCATCGATGCCACCGTCGGGACGTTTGGCCGCCCAGGCAGCGGCCGTGAGATCTCGCACCCCGGAGAGGTCCAGGCCGCCATACAGCTCGCGATCGCGGAAGTCCTCGAATTTCAGCTCCGCGTCCTCGCAGGCCTGCCACAGATCGAAATCGATCCAAGGGTTTGCCGCGTCGACCCACTGGCAAAAGTTCAGGCGGCGAACGATCGCCTCCTTGCCAGGCATCCCGCGCGCCTGGGTGATCTGCTCCTCCAGGTAGATCGGCTGGATCGTGATGCCAAGCGATGGGTTTGCCTTGGCCCAACAGACGCGGTCCTCGAAAGGATCGTCGCCCTCATCGAGCGAGCAGACAAACCCGAAGTACGAATCGTCGCGGACCACGCCAGCCGCTACCTTGCACGCGTACTCATGGTTGATGAAACACACCGAGGTCCGATCGAAACCGGAGTTCGTGATCATCACGATCAGCGCCTGGCGCCGGCCCTTGGTACCGGCCCGCATCATCTCGACGACCGTGTTGTCCTTGTGTTCATGGACCTCATCGATCAGGCCGCAGTGCGGACGCGGCCCTGACTGCGTCTTGGTGTCGGACGCGATCGGCCGAAAGAACGATGCGTACTTGCGGAACGACAGGTTATACGCGCGCTCGGCCACGCCGTGAATCTTGACCTTGGCGCGCAGCGGCGGCGACAGTTCGACCATTGCCACGGCATCGCGGAATAGGATCATCGCCTGGTCCCGCTTGGTCGCGGCCGCGTAGATCTCGGCGCGCGGCTCGCCGTCCGACGTCATCATGTACAGCCCGATGCCGGCGACCAGCGGCGACTTGCCGGAACCCTTGCCGGCCTCGATGTACGCCACGCGGAAACGCCGGAAGCCGGTGTCCGCGCGCTTCCATCCGAACAGCGCGCCGACGATGAACTTCTGCCAGGGCAGCAGGTGAAACGGGACGTTCTCGAATTCGCCGCCGTTCAGCCGGAGGATCGTCGGAAAGAACTCGATCGCATGTAGCGCGGCATCGAGATCCCATACCAGGCCGCGCGCCAGCCCTTGCTCCAGGTCATCCAGGTGCCGCTGACAGGTGGCCCGTATGTCTGGCCCCGCCAGGATCTCACCCTCCACAACGGCGAGCGCATACCCAAGGACCGGATCATCAGAGATAGGCCCGCTTGCCTTGCGCCGACGGCCGGCGTTCTTCTTCTTCGTCGTCATCGTCGTCCGGTGCTTCGGTTTCGAGGCCTGCGCGAGCGCGCGGTGTCATGCCGAACTCGGCTGCGTAGCGGACCATGTCCTGCGAGGCGCGACGCGCGGCACCGACCAGCGGGTTCTGTACGACGTTGCCGTTCGAGGTCTTGATGATCACGCCATGCGTGAGCGGATCGCGCTCGGCCATCTGCGCCAGGGAACGCTCGGCGAGTACCCATTTGCCATACGCCTGGCAGTAGGCCGCGAACGCAGCGCGATCGACGACGGTGAGCAGGCCCAGGCGATTCAACTCCTTGCACAGCCGGCGCCATTCCGTCTGAGCCGGCTTGTTCAGATGAGCCGGCGCGGAGGGGAGCCGGTCGTCGGGTTTGACTTCGTTCTGCGGAAGCGGCCGACGGCCAGGATTGCCCTCCAGCAGCTTCAGTGCTGTGGGTTTGGTCATTGATCTACCTCAAACGGGGGAGGGAAACCGGAAGCAAGTGACGCGTGTTCGTCACCAAGGCGGAAACCGTGTGCGTGTCTTGCCAAAATTGATGGAGAGCCACGGAAGGTAGCTACGCGACCAATCCCACTGCCAGAGCCGCCCTACGCGGCTTTTTTTTAGTTCTTCGCCGATTTCCGGGAAACCAAAGGTCGCTTATCGACCCGGAGCGGCCACTCGATCCTATCGGGGTTCGTTGATAGCCTGCTCATAAGCTTTACCAAAGGCGCTAGACGAATTATGCAAATGTAAAGCCGCAAACTCGGCAAATCTGTCAAGAACGTCCAGCGGGTCTTCACTGAGATCGGTACCCTGCCGCTTCACAGTCAAATTTCGTATTGCGCCGAACATCGGGACAGACAAGAAAACTGCAGCGTCTTCATCGGTCACCGTCGCCGCGAGGTTATGTGCGAGGCGGTTGCGAACCTTGTTCAACTGCTTAATACCTGGGGTCAGCTGACGTATTCCGATATTCCAGTCACCATCAAGTAAATGCACCTTTTGAGCGAAGGTCAGCCGGGCTTCGTCCAAGTCGGGAAGACGGGGATTGACTTGTTGCAGATGTTCGGTCAAGTAATGCTCAACATATAAATGCGCCCGCAGAATCCTGCCGATTGCCGTTACGTCCTGATTCCATTGGCTCTTCATTGCAGCATACTCTGCGTGAAACGCTTCGCTTACCGCATCAGGTCCGCCCATAAGCTCAATGGCTCTCTTAATCACCGGGTCTGGATTATCAACCAGTTTGAAAAAAACAGACATAGCCGTTCTCCTTGGCAGCTGAAGCTACCTCAGCATCCCCATATGTATCGCTGACGCGGAGCATAAATGAAAACGCCGGCCATGAGGACCGGTTTCTAGGGAAACACCGCTCTTGGCCGATCTCAGCCGTCGGACCATCAACCCTCCCCGGAAATCGGCGATGAATCTTTTTTTCCGCAGCGAGTGACGGCGTAGGCTCAGCGGCTAACCCGCCAGGAGCGCCGCTATGCGGCCTTCTTGGCCTTGGTGGGGCGGGTTGCCCATGCCCCCCGCTTTGGCGCAGCGTTGGCCCGCGTCGCAAGCCCAACGGGCGATCGCGGATTCCGCTTCCGGCCAGGTTTGCTCGCAGGCTGGTCGGCAACCGGGTTTGTCGGCTTGCCATCGGCGAACGGTCGGCCCGCCTGGTCGACGGCCACCAGGCCAGTGAGGGTTTGCCAGCGCCGGATGATCACGTCGACGAAGCGAGGATCCAGCTCCACCACGCGCGCGCACATGCCCTGGCGATCGGCCGCGATCAGCGTCGAGCCGGAGCCGCCGAACGCGTCGACCACCACCGCACCAGGACGCGCCGACATCGACAGGTGCCGCTCGACCAGGGAAACCGGCTTCATGGTCGGATGCTCGGCCGAGCGACGCGGCCGCTCGACGAACATCGCGGTGGTCGGCGTCTCCAGGAGCTGCGCGTCGCCGGCCACCACCAGGAGCGAGTCCCCGAACGGGATCGCCCACCGGCCATCGTCGAGCTGCTGAATGCCGCGGCCATTGGCCCAGGCCTCGACCGTTGTCTGCTTGCGGCCGCCATAGAACTCATGCGCGGCGCCAGGCTTCCACCCGTAGAGGATCGGTTCATGGATCCACTGGTAGTCCGAGCGGCCGAGCACCAGCGAGTCCTTACGCCAGATAAGACACGACGCCAGCTTCAGGCCTGCCTCGACGAACGCGCGCCGGAATGACAGGCCTTCCGTGTCGGCATGCGCGACATAGATCGCGGCGCCAGGACGCATGACCTCGGCCAGGCGCTCAAAGGCGACCAGCAGGAACTCAAGGAACGCGGCATCGGACATCGCGTCGTTTTTGATCCGGCCCGCCGTGCCCTCGTAGGCCACGTTGTAGGGCGGATCGGTCCACACCACGTCCGCCAGGGCACCGTCCATCAGCCGCGCCCACAGCGCCGCGTCGTGCGAGTCCCCGCAGGCAAGGCGGTGCTGGCCGAGCGTCCAGATCTGACCAGGGCGCGAGATGGCCACGGCCTCGAGCGGCGGCGCGTCGTCCGGATCGTTGGACGGCGCCGTCAGGAGCAGCTCGCCGATCTCGCGATCGGAGAACCCGGTCAGCAGCGCATCGAAGCCGGAGGCCTGCAGCTCGGCGAGTTCCTCGGCCAGGATCTCGCGATTCCACCCGCCGTTCTCCGTGAGCTTGTTGTCGGCCAGGACATACGCGCGCTTCATTGCGTCGGTCCAGCCCTCGGCGATCACGACCGGCGCTTCCGTGAAGCCGCACAGCGGCGCGGCCATGACGCGGCCATGCCCCGCGATGATCCCGCCAGCCTCGTCGATCAGGACCGGCATGGTCCAGCCCCAGGTGCGCATCGACGCCGCGATCTGCGAGATCTGCAGCTGCGAATGCGTCCTGGCGTTGCGCGCGAACGGCGTGAGGCGGTCCAGCGCCCAAACTTCGTGCCGGTTCGCGGGATTCTTGACGGTCATGGGTGCCTCGATAGGAGCGATTTATCGACGCCGGCCCCCGGATAGCTTTTCCGAGGCCCGGTCGGTTTGAGTGCGCCGTGAAAAATGAAACTTCCAGCCGGCTTACGGACCCATCGGCCCCTAGTTTTGACCCTCCCCCCCCAGTGCATTTTTCATCACTATCGAGGAAAGTGGCGGCATCACCACTCGATGACGTGACGGCTTCGGCTCCTTGGCGCAGCACCTCCAGGCCCATGCCATCCTCGAGGACCAGCACGCGATGACCAG